GATAGTCGTATACTACCACAGCACGATTAAATGATCATTCCTGTTAAGTGCTTTACATGCGGAAAGGTTCTTGCCGACAAATACAGATATTATTTAGCCGAAGTTCGGAAAAGCAAACTTTCACGCAATTTGGACGTCGAGAAGGTCATTTATATGACTGCGGAATATATTGATAAAACGCCTGAGGGCGAAGTAATGGATTCACTCGGGCTTACTAAAATGTGTTGCCGACGTCATATGATGACACATGTTGATATTACATAATATACTTGTTGCAATACGTTAAATTGTATTTCACCCTATTTTTATTCAGTATAATATATTTGTATAATATAATACTCAATATCCACATTATGAAGAGAACATCTCGAACGCGTAATAATGGTAGACGTAAAAATAAAAAAACCGAAAAGAAGCATAATAAATGGTATCAGCGTGGTTGTCAGAATCAAAATTCTAACCAAAAAGGAGGAAGCGGAATTTTAGCGGGTAATGCCTGGTCCCCAAGTGACATTATGCCCGAAACCGGTGAAGGCAAAGGCGCTGCTGCTGCTCCTACTGCTACACACCTAAGCCAAAAGGGTGGTGGTGGTACCGGCGATGGATTAACCAGCATACATAATAATGGAAATCATTATGCGTTAAATACTAATTTATCGCAACACCCTCTTGCTAGTAATATTTTAGTAGAAATGGCTGATAAAATGACTGGAGGTGGGCGTCGCAAGAGTGGTCGTATGGGTAAACTGCGTAAAAATAAATCGTTAGGACGTATGAAAAAACAATCAAGTAAAAAATATAAAAAAGGTGTAAAATTAGCATGCCAACATGGTGGCGCAACCGAATATCTCCCGATGACTATATCAAATGTAGTTAGAAATATGGGTGATACGGTTGGAAGTTTTGTCCATGATCTTCAAGGAGCGCCTTCTGCATATAATTATTCTGATCCTACACTTCAACCTATAAGTAATACAAGCCAATTAAAATAAACAACCTTCTATGTTATTTAGCACATTTTATCGATGATCGCTTCGCTATTATAACTATTATTGCTATCTAATAATTATATTCTTATCATTATAATAATACACTATACAAGACTATTATTATGGACGTTTTAAATAAGGTGCGTTCTTTATGCACCCCTGCATTTATATTTTTTGTTATTTCGATTTTGTCCATCTTTGTTATGATTTTTGAAAATATTGAAAATACAAATACATATTGCTTAGGTAACGTATCGTGTAATGTTGCGAATACATCGATGATATTTATAGTAAAAATAGTAGTAATCATCGTATGGACGTGGTTATTAGATATTCTATGCGGTCGCGGTTACGAGAAGGTCGCATGGTTTATTTTACTATTTCCATATATTGTACTTATGTTGGTTATTCTCTTTATTGCTAATGAGATTCGAAATGTGAATAGGTTAAATAAAGACAGTATCGCTGTTGTTGTTGATAACTTTTCGAGTTACTAGTAAACATAATTATGTGTTATTATTCATACAAAAATATAGTTGTGAGTATATAATAACACATAAACAATATTACATTATAGATATACATATTAGAGGACTCATTTCCTACATTATATTAAATGGATACAGACCCAGAACTTACATGGAAGGTTATTAAGAGACTATTCGATGACGACCCGCAAATGATGGTTCGGCATCAGATCGATTCGTATAATGATTTCTTTGGGAAGGGCATTTTTAAAATATTCAACGAGAGAAATCCGATTATTCTTCAGAAAGAGCAAAACCCCGACACGCAAGAATTCAATCTCCGTTGCGAATTATATTTAGGTGGAAAAAACGGCGATAAAGTATATTTTGGAAAACCGGTTATTTACGATGACGATCGTGAGCATTATATGTTTCCAAATGAGGCGAGATTACGAAATATGACGTACGGAACAACAATACATTATGACGTTGATGTTATATTCAAGATTGCAGAACCTGCCGAGTCAGGTGTTGGTACAGAAATAAAGGTGACAACCGCGACGCTCGAGAGAATTCTATTAGGTCGTTTTCCAATTATGGTACAATCTAACTTATGTATTTTACATGGACTCGAATCTAAAGTGCGGTTTTCTATGGGTGAATGTAAAAATGATCACGGTGGTTATTTTATTATTGATGGAAAAGAGAAAACGATTATCTCTCAGGAGAAATTTGCAGATAATATGTTATATATCCGAGAGAATAATGAAGATAATTTATACACACATGCAGCAGATGTTCGAACAGTTAGTGAAGATGCGTCAAAGCCTGAGAGAACGGTCTCTGTTCGTATCGTTGCTCCAACGACATTATTGACGAATAAACAATTCGTGGTGAATATACCGAATGTTCGCACTCCAGTTCCTCTTTTTATTCTAATGCGCGCATTAGGCGTTTTATCCGACCGCGATATTATCGAGTTTTGTCTTCTTGATTTAGATGAAAATTCCGAATTATTAGATCATTTTATCCCATCAGTTCATGACGCAAACAAGGTCTTCACACAAGAAGGTGCACTTAAATTCATCGCAACTCTAACCAAGTCCAAAACGATACCACAAGTACACGATATTTTAATGAATTATTTTCTCCCACAGGTAGGCGAAACCAATTACATTCAGAAGGCTTATTACCTGGGAAACATGGTATACAAATTATTGCGCGTTTCTCTCAAAATCGATCAACCAACTGATAGAGACAGCTTCAAATTTAAACGTATCGAATTAAGTGGTACACTTATTTATGATTTATTCAAAGAATACTACTCACTCCAACAACAGCATATCCGCCTTTCTATGGATCGAGAATATTTTAAAGACCCTAAAAAATACGAAAAGAACTTCATCGGTCTCGTTCAGATGAACTATCAGGAGTTTTTTCGTGAACGAATCGTTGAAGATGGATTCAAAAAGGCGTTCAAGGGGAATTGGGGGGCGACAGAACACACAAAGCGGATTGGTGTTATTCAAGATTTAAATCGACTTTCATACAATTCATTTTTGTCTCATTTGCGTAAAATAAATTTACCGATGGATAGTAGTGCAAAAATAGTGAAGCCGCGTATGCTCCATGGGTCACAGTGGGGTATGATCGATCCTGTAGATTCACCAGATGGTGCGAATATTGGTTTTCATAAACATCTTGCGTTTGGAACAAGGGTCACGAACCACTGTTCCGCATACCCGATGATGCGATGGCTACGTGAAGTTGTTAAGATACATCTTTTGGAAGAATGCACGCGCATGTTTTTGTATTATACTACAAAGGTATTTGTAAATGGAACTTGGGTTGGGTCAATAACACGCCCCGAGGAAACGACGCGACTTATTCGCCTTCATCGTAGAACAGCGTTGATACCGATTTATATTAGTTGTAGGTGGGATATTAAGAATAATGAAATTCACATTTATACTGATTCCGGCCGATTATGTCGTCCTATTTTTTATATCGACGAAGAAACTGGTCGACCAAGTTATGATAAAGAAGAAATTCTTGAAATGATTCGCGCTGGCAAGGCATCATGGGAAAATATGACTACCGGGTTTACTGCAAAATCGGATCCGGCATTTAATTCTTCACATTGCAATTATTATACAATAGATGAATTATATGGACGAGCGAATGACACATCTGCATTATCTGCAAAGCAGAAGGTAACAGAAGAGATTGCTCGGGCAAATACTATCGAAGACTTTAAACGTCTTCGGGCTACTATGGCTATTATTGAATATATCGATACATCTGAAACCGAATCCACGCTTATTTCGATGAGTCATAAATTAGAAAATGTCGTCGAACCAACTAGTGCTGTTACTGGAGCCGGCGGTGATGATGATAGTTCTGGTTCGGAAAGTGAAGGTGAAGGAGCACTAGCCGGCGCAGGCGCCGCGGAAAGTTCGCGTAAGAAACGCAAACAAGGTCGAAGTAAAAAAGATAGTTCGAGTAATAAAATGCAAATCCGAAACGGAAAGCAATATACACATGTTGAAATACACCCGTCCCTTCTTATGGGTGTTATGGGAAATCAAATTTGTTTTCCGGAAAATAATCCTGTTGCGAGAAATGTATTCGGCTGTGGTCAAGCAAGACAGGCGGCATCTCTATACCACAGCAATTATCAAGTACGTATTGATAAGATGGGCGTTGTCATAAATAATGGTGAAGTACCTATTGTAAAAAGTCGGTATTTAGATCTCATTAATCATGAAGAACATCCTTGCGGATTTAATGCCGTTGTAGCAATCATGTCTTTTAATGGATATAACGTCGAAGATTCTATTTTATTCAACGAAGCGTCCATTAAACGCGGCATGTTTCGAATCACATATTACAATATGTATGAAGCACGAGAGGAAAGCAGTAGTGTTCGCGGAAACCAACGCGATACAAGATTTGCAGATATTCAAAAAGAAGGTGCTATCGGTATTAAACCCGGATATGATTACAGTCATTTAGATAAAAACGGGCTTATTCGCGAAAATACTGAAATGGACGACAAAAAGGTTGTTATTGGGCTCGGTTCTATAAGTATTCAAAATGACGGCGGACAAATGCGAGACGCGTCGGTTATGCCGAAAAAGGGCCAACTTGGGTTCGTTGATAAAGCATTTATGACGGAGGGCGAAACAGGCTTCCGTCTTGCAAAAGTTCGTATCCGCGAAGAGCGTTTCCCGTCGATAGGTGACAAGTTTTGCTCTCGTTGCGGTCAAAAAGGAACGTGTGGTCTTATTATTCCTGAACAAGATATGCCGTTCACAAAAGATGGTATTCGACCAGATATTATCATTAATCCACACGCAATTCCGACACGTATGACGATCGGCCAACTTATCGAGTCGCTTATGGGGAAGGCGTGTGTAATGCACGGATCATTCGGAAATTGTACTGCTTATACGAATAATGGGACCAAACATGAGTCATTCGGATCGGTATTAACAAATTACGGATTTCATTCATCAGGTACAGAAGTATTATATAATGGTATGACGGGTGAACAAGTGAAAAGCGATATTTATATCGGACCTACTTATTATATGCGATTAAAGCAAATGGTGAAAGACAAAATAAATTATCGATCAAAGGGTCCTAGAACACAACTCACACGTCAAACGGTACAAGGACGCGCAAATGATGGTGGTTTGCGCGTGGGTGAAATGGAGCGTGATGGTATTTTGGGTCATGGCGCTGCTCATTTTCTAAATGAATCACTTATGGTTCGCGGTGATGAATACAATATGGCTGTCTGCAATAAATCGGGTATGATTGCCATCTATAATCCAAATCAAAATCTTTTTATGAGCCCGATGGTAGATGGACCAATTCAGTACTCTGGAAATATAGATGAAAGTGGAGGCGGATCTGTTATTCAAATGTCGAAGTTTGGACGGTCATTTAGTATTGTACGCATACCATACTGTCTTAAATTGCTTATGCAAGAATTGATTGTAATGAATGTGCAAATGCGCATTATAACCGACGATAATATCGATCAACTTCCGAGTATGTCGTATTCAAATAATATTTACAAGGTTCTTAAAGACAGCCGCGGTGAAATGGGTGTTGATGACATTATTGAGAAGAATCGTCTTGCAGCAGGATTAAAGCCAAGTGTTAGACGTGGCCCGGCTGGTCCCGAAGATGGTGAAGATGAAGCCGGTATTGGAAGCCGTGTATATTTACCGAGTAGAAGCGAAGAAGAAATGAATGAGTGGGACGGAAGTAAATTATCGAGACCAGACGTATTTTCAGATGTTGATCCCGCCTATTTATCTGCGATAGAGAAATTGACATTCGATATTGATATTGATACGAAGGAGCGCATTCATAACTTTGGATGGAGATTCGCAGTAAAACCGCAAATCATTAAACAGTTGAAAGAAAATATGAAAAGGCAATCCGCCGCAAATCAAGCACAAAGCGGTGGCGAATTTGAAATCACGTCACTTGATGATCTTACTAGCGGTGATCTTGTCCTTGAATCGATTATATTGGATAAAAATGGTGAACCAACCGAATTATGGAACATTAGTGGTCCGGACTGGGACGGAGAGTATGCATCTAGATTTCCCGATGGCTGGTTGTCTGAAATGCTTGTATACTACAACGACGAACCAATTAGTCCAAGCGATATGGTTGAAGAACTGCGAAAAATACGTAAACCACTCAATTGGGTTACTGCAATTATTTCACTTATAGAGAAGTATCTTCGAAAGAATAAACGTTCCCAAATGGACATGGATCCCGATGCCGTCCTTACAAGCGAAAATGAGAAACAAATACAAGAAAACGCGTCAGAAATAAAACGTGTAACGTCGGAAATAGACAGATCAAAGCGTGAGGGAAATGTAGCAGAAGAAGAACAGCTTAAAGTTCAACTTACGCGATTGACTGATGAAAGAACGTCGCTTAATGAAACCCGTAGACAAATAGAATTAGATATTGAACATAGAAAACAAGCTATTGAAGAAAGAAGCCGAGCTATGGAAGCATATGCTCCTTCATCGCCGATGTATACCAGTATGTCTCCGAGAGAAGGTGAAGAAGAACTTAGAAACGCAGTTACTTCATTTAATGCAAAAATGATCGAAAATGCTGGAAATTCGCCAGATGATATCCCAGTTTCCGACAGAAATTCAGAACCACGGACACCAACATCTCCAGGTTATAGTAGTGTTTGGCAAGACGGAGGAAGTACGACCAACCGGTTTATACCGCAGATTCCATTAAGTGTGTTAGATAGTTATTTAAATTCTAAACGAAATAATACACCGGGTATGAATTCTAATATGTATAGAGGTGGTGGTCAACAAATACAGAACATCGGGGGAGGTAACATGAACATGAACATGAATATGAATAATTCGGCTGTACCAATTATGAATGTTCCTGTTGTTGCTACTATGCCGATGACCATGAATATGCCGATTATGTCTGGTGGAAATGGTGGTGCGATGGGTGCAGTAGGTAATGGTATGAACGGAACGGCAAATAATAATGGTCAAAATGGTCAAAATGGTCAAAATGGTCAAAATGGTCAAAATGGTAACCCATTACAACAAAACAATACATCTTCCACCGCTACTGATGGAGTGCGAACTTTATCTATAAAATTATAGTTAGAGTATTGAAAAAATACTTATCTTTAAAATAAATTGAATAATAAAGATAAATATATATTATAATATAGTACATATTTATTCTGTTCATAACGTATTTTAAATAATATCATGGCTTCTTTGTCGAATGTTTCTCACGTATCAAGTGGAACCATCTCCGCGTTATTTAAATCGAGAAATACATTACTTGATCTCTTAGAGAAACAGGGTTTTGATATTTCAGATTATACCGACTATGGCGTTAGTGAAATTCAAACGATGTATACCAACAATCAACTTGATATGCTGTTAAGTTCTACGAAAGACATACGTCCTGCAAAAAAGACATATGTGAAATATCATTTAGCAAAAACTTTACGTAGAGAGAATATAAACAATATCATAGATGATCTATTTCATCTCGAGCAAGTTCTTCAAAAAACGGACACACTTATTATTGTTATGAAGCAAGAAGTGAATGACACACTTATTCATATACTAAACGAAATTTGGGAAAAAGAGCAAATATTTATCGTAATTCATACCCTGGATCGTCTACAGTTCAATATTTTACAACATCAATACGTGCCGGAACACACCGTTCTCAGCGAGGTTGAAAAGGAGGCAGTCGAAAAGAAATATAATATTACAAATTTTAAACAAATGCCAAGCATTTCTCGGTATGATCCTGTATCACTCGCAATTGGATTGCGCCCAGGCCAAGTGTGTAAAATAATCCGGCCGAGCAAAACATCTGTAAATAGTACGTATTATCGCTATTGTATGTCATCATAATAACTGTTAGAGACGGTTCAATATAGCGAAACGTATTCTATTCTATTTTTATTTATACATCTTCGTTTGTATACATTTCAATTAATGTAAATATTTTTTTATTATAGTATTATAATTCGTTGTTAACCATAACATATAGAAATATATCTAATACCCAAATACATAATGCCATTATCTACTTGTACCGGAACCACTCCAAATAATGTATTTAAATTAAGAGGAGGTGCTCCTCAAACGTTTACAGCGACAGAAGCAGATAAGGTTTACATATGTAAATCAGCAAATATATTACAGAAATTATATGAAGATTTTACTGCAGATCAAACAGTCAATATCAGCGCGCCATTATCAGGAACATCTATTGCAACAGCAGTAGTTACAAAACCTGGATCTTGCTTACGAATATTACCGACTACCAGTAATATACGAGATCTCTTTTTTGCGATTGACAAATTGGACGCGAGCACAACCAATATTCCGATTAAAACTCAAATGAAAAATATATTATTACAAGAAAATAACAGTAGTCAAGCAAATTTAACTCCATTACCTCTTCCGAGTGATGGATTTGATACTGCAACAAATTTTAAGGGTATATATGGATTAATAAACGCAGTTAATTTATTAAAAAGTAAAATAAATACGACTATTGTACAGAAATCGCAATCTTCCGGTGGAGAAGGAATAAGTCTCACAGATGAGACAAATCAACGACTTGATTATATTACCACTTTTTATGAAAAAAAACAATCAAAAGATACGTTGGAAGAAATCTCATATAGAGAAAACCAGATATATCGAGAGAAATTCTTATATATTATTTTACTTTTTATTGGATTGTTTATGGTCGGTTCACAACTGCGCGAACGTTATTTTAGCAACGTAAGTTTTAGCGGGTCCGATGGTTTATTTAGTGGATTTGGTGGATTCGGGCGGACTTTTAGTGGGCCTTCAATCGGTAATTTATTTTCCAGTAGCGCTTATTCATTAAAAACACGGTAATAACTACTAACAATAATATTATATCTTGATTATATAATATTATAATGTCCAAATTAGTACAATCAGACTTATTTTCAGATGAAAATGTAAATCCCAAAATGCCAATTTTTCCAAAAACAACACCATTTTCTAGTAAAAAAAATGCAGATAACAATAACAATACAAATACCAATAATGTATCTGCATCAAATAGTGCAACGAATGTATTTGATAATTTAATGTCCAACCTTTCATTCGATAATAAAAATGATACAAGCGGTAAAACTCTGACGGACGGCGATTTAACAGGTACCGACATGAATTTAAATTTACTACAAGGAAGCATTTTTTCATTTGGAAGCACAGATACATTTAAAAACCCGATTCGCCCATTTTCAACAAGACCACCGGTGCAAAATCACACGAATGGTATGACAAATCAAGATGGATTCGAGCCGGTCTCATACAAAGAAGGGCTAACAAACGATTCAAGTTCAAATACTGTTTCTGTAACTACAACTGGTACTACAAGTGCAGGAAAAAGCCAGAAATTAATGGATCTTGAAAAAGATTTAACTGACCTAACAAATAAATATACTACAGTATACAGATTATATACTGATGATTTACTTAGAAAATCTACATTTTTACAAACGAATAGCAAATATCTTAACAAAATTGTTCGAGACACTTCGTATACCGGAACTGATGCAAGTGCTGCATATTATTATATTAACAACTTCGGTTACACACATCGCTACAAGGACGTATCTTCTGTTGTATTAAATGATTCTTCTTGTCCAAAATTAGAAAGATCGGTGACAGTAGCAGAATTAACATCGTCTAACCCATTTCAATTAACTAATTTATCCGATTCTTCTATTTATATTGATATATCCGGAACAGATAGTACAGGATTTAGCCGGTTTTCTGATTATGCAAGTTATGATATGGGTGCAACTCCATGTATCGTAGCTAGAAATGTTAAAACAATACTTACAAATGGTAATGCTGAATATGCATGGGTCGATGTAGAAGGGAAAAAACACATATATGCAACTGGTGTTTGGCCGGATAAACGTAATTCATCATGTTCTAGTCTGAATGTCGGCGAACCAATCGATTTAACTCTGAACCGGTATAATGCAATTCCAACTGTAACCGATCTTCCTATGAAAGAAGACACCGAATGTTTCAAATCAAGTGTTTCTCCGTCTATAAATACACAACTCACCGATATTAAAAAAAAAATAGACGAAGTGATCGCCGCAATCAAAAAAGAAAACCAAAATATCACAAATTCAGTTGCAAATACCACAATAATTAAAAGAGAAAAAACGGTTGCAGAAAAATTATCCGAAATAGATAATAATATTTTAGCACAAATAAAAAGTTGGTTGGGTAATTATTATTATCCGGCAGTTTATGTATTTTGGTGTGTCGTCATATTATTTGCACTACTTATGATATTCAAATTCGCTTTTATGTTTATAACACCTAGCGGAAGCGTCGACGGCGAATCCAGTTCCGGGGGTGTTTCGATTTTTGGTGTAATCATTTTAGCACTTATTGTTATTGCTTCTGTATATTATTATTTTATGTACACGTATAATCTTAATGTAAGTGTTGAACGCAAAGATCCGATTTACACTATTGTGTAATCCCAATAATTATAGTATGATACCCAAGTTATCGTTATCGTGATATACTAAGATTTATTTATATTAGTATATTAAGTACAAAATAAATACAAATAAATACAAAATAAAATGAGCGGTGGATATGCAAGTTCTTCCCAATTATTATCAAAACAAGCAGAATTAAAGAAAGCCCAAGCCGAATATGAAACATTAAGAAAAACATACACTCCAAATTTACGCAGTAATTTTACAGATGTTACCGATATTAATGCCATTTCAAACGTAAATCCCCCTCCTGGAATTTCTCCTGGAGAAGATTTCGGAGAATATTGGAAGGCTATAATAGATAATAAAAGCGCCAAATCAATCGATACTTGTATCACCGCTGCAGTAAATGATACACGATTATTTAAAACAGTTGTATATACTGGTAACGCAAATCTATCGACTGATTGGAATAAAAAATGTTACGGCCTAATTTATAATGCACCAAACGACGCCTCAAACACAACGAATAGAGGAGATGGATACATTACAAGTACTCCAAGTGCAAGTAGTGGTGGATATACCAAAACCGGTATAACTGGTTCTAGCGATGTTACTAACATCGAAAAAGCATCACAAATATATGATTTAGAAAGGAAAATTAATGAATTAATACGCGATATTCTTATTCTTGCACCGACCGCAATTGATGCATCATTAAATGAATTAAAAAATGGTGCAGCTAATGCGGGTGTAGTAAATACGCGAATTAATAATTATATGAATACTGGAGCGACTGATATTAGCGCGAATAAATTAAAGATGGAAAAAACGCAAAACAATATCAATATTTATGACGATATAAACAGCCAAATTCAGCTTAAGGCGTATAAATATCGGTTTTTTATTTATTTTGTTGTTGCACTTGTATTAGTTGTTGGATTGTTATCCTATCTTTCTAAGCTATCGTTGATGGAACAGATTCAATATATAGTTAAGTTTGTAGACGGAACATGGTGGGCCAATTGGTCCGTTCTAATGTTTGTGGTTATTCTTTTGATTTTATCTTCTTTTGGTTGGGATATGCGCGGTAATATCATGATGATAGTCCGGTATATAACCGATCCACAATTCTGGACCGGTGAATTGTGGTGGATTGGTATCACATTCTTATTGCTTATCGTTATCTATTTTTATTCAGCATTTAAATCGTTCTTTATTTCAATTTCTCCATCACTCGAAGGATTGGACGGTGACATAATGTAAATTAATATTTACAATAATGTAAATTAATATTTACAATAATGTTTTCTAGTATAAATATAATAGTATTATACTTATTTATACTTATTTATATATAATGTTTTATCAAAATTCAAATGATTTAGTCAAACGTGCAAGTATGGAATCACAGCATTCACAGAACTCTTATCAAACAAGCAATCATTTAATCAAAAACCTACACGGACAATTCGGAACAGAATTTGGAGATAAAGCAAATATTCTACCGTCATCAAATTATACCTCCTCAAGTAATAATTACTCGTCAATCGATTCTATTTCTAATAAATTTAATGATGTAGTAAAAGATATATTTAAATTCGTACGATCAAGTATTATAGAAGGGAATGACCCTATAGATGGTGTTAGTGCAAGTATCGATAGCACAGGTGGTGCTTCAGAATATACTGGCTCTGCTACTACCGCTGGCTCTGCTACTACCGCTGGTCCTGCTGGTGCAAGTGTTTCTCCTTCATTAGGAAGTGCAACTTCGGCATCAACCGAGCCAGCCTCAGCCTCCATAAGTGATGAATCTACTTCATCAACTCAACCTGAAACACAAAAGGCTATAAAATTACAACCACCACAAGGTGTATCCGCGATATCGGATATTCCAAACGGTGCAACTATTACATTCAAAGAATCTGAAGGAGCTTCTTCGTATAAAGTAACCGCTGTTCCGAATGGTGGAGAATTCATCGGTCCATATTCACCTATTACAGCAAACGGGTTAAAAGCCGGAGTATCATATACATTTACAGTAACTGCGACTAATGATAAAACACCTGATGCAACATCTATGCCGTCCACTCCATCAGCATCAACCATTATAAAATCACAAGACGACATATATCAAGATTCCCAAAAAGCGAATATCGATAACCAAAACAGGAATTATAATATGCAAGACCAAAATTCTGCTTCTATGAGACAGAACGAGCAAATTAGTGCAAACCCAGATGCGATTCGTATTCAAAATAATGAGTACATGATTCAACAAAGAGAGAATAATCGGAGAATCAAAACAATAAACGATATTATTGCTACAGATGATAAACGAACACGTAATAATTGGGTAGAGGTTATAGATAAGGACGGAATATCGAAATATGGCTATATCACAAATAATAATATTTTTCAAGTATGGTATATACCCGGTAATCCAGCGAATAATCCAGTAAATTGGTTTACAAATGAACCCATTAAACGAAACGACGGCGTATTAGGTTGCCCCAAATTTCCCGCAACTATAAACACTATACAAATAAGTAATTCTTGGGATAATATTAAACCATATGACGGTGTATATTCAAGATATGATGATAAGGTCCCGGTATTTTTTCTAACAGAATCAGGTGTTCGTGATGTAAATCGTAGTTATAAGAAAAGTGGTTTGTTTTCTTGCGGTAGCGAAACAAAAAATATTGCAGTTAAAGAAAGACCTTCGGCTGATTTTGATTTCGAACAAAATAATGATAATCCGTATAAACAGGGATGTTTTGTTGTAAAGTCCGGAAAATCAATAACAGGTGATTTGGCAAAAAGTGGTTTTAAGTTTCAAGATGACTTAGGAAAAACGAGTATATCGAAATGCAAACGTCGCACAGAGGATTTAGGCAGATCATTCTTTTTTATGGCTGAAAATAGTGATGCAATAAAAAATAAGGCGGACTGTTATGTATATGCGGCAAACGGTGTTCCGAATATTGAAACAATCGTGTCATTAGATGAAAAGGGTGCATCATGCTATAATGTTAATTCTAAAGAGGCTGAAGAAGATGGATATATGAAAGCGTATGAATCTACTATATTGCCCAGAATGTATGGAACCAAACAAACAACCACCACAAAAACACCAGCAAAATGTCCACCAGGATACAATAAGCCTACTGCCGATGTTAATAATAAAAACTATTGTTATACCACGTTGAAAAATGATTGTAATGAAGCATGTGCAAAGAAAAATTGCGTATCTAACGGCGGTAAATGGATCCCGACTGATTCTCGTTATAATCCTTATACATGCCAAATGGCAGAACCTAAAGTAGAAAAACAAAATTCGCAAAGCATCTCGCTTTATTCATTAAAAACAACCGGGCCAACCGGAGTTGATACGTTAGAACCCGAAAAACCCGGATTAATAGGAAAAATTGCGTTTATAACACATAATGGCGAGAAACGCGAATATCCTCGTGAGTTATTAAAAACCGATACCGGAATGTCGATGAACTTAAACGATGTAGCATTTATGGAAGTCGGTAATTATGATACTAGATCTAAAACAGATAATTATGGCGTTAACGGTTCCGGTGATAATGGAATCGACGGAATTACTTTTGAAGAATGTAAAAAACGTTGCGTTGAAAATAAAAATAGTGGAGGTTTTGTATTTACCGGATCGAAAAATGGCGGCGTTGGTAAATGTCAACTAAAACACAAGGACAAAATGTTCCCAATTGGATTAAGACAATCAGATCCAACAAAAACTCTAGTTTTAAAAATGCCGGCAATTCAAGAAAGTGTTAGTAATGATTGTCGTATGGCTGGTCAAATTCAAAGAGATGGTACTACTAAAAAAACATATGTCGGCGTCGATAGTTTACAATACGCATATTATTTAGATGGAGGTTTTATGAAGAATGACACGAAATGTGATGTAACCAAATATGTGCCACAAGTAAATAAGGTAAAGCCGGTAGATGCGAATCAATTAGCTAGACAATATAATAAACAAACCGTCGATACAAAACAACAAATTGCCGGAGCCTTGACTGCACCCCCTTCATCTGGAAATGATGGCGCTATGACGCAAGGGTTTACAATACGTGAAGGAATAATTAATAATGCTGATGTGACAGGTACTGCGGATTTTAGTGGTTCGTCATATGATACAACCATGAGCGGAGTATCTTCAAATATTATGAAAATTGGAAATGCTACACGCCAACAGGAAACGATTAATGCTTTCAAAAATGAAAGTAACATTAGGTTGATCGCTGAGTCTTATAAATTTATACTTTGGACTATTTTAGCGATACTTGCTGTTATGGCGATATTAAAATTAAAGGAAAAATTTTCAGATGGTTCTGAAGAAGATTCGATTATGGGCGCAATATCGTCATTAGGTGCCGGTGTAAGTATGGACGATATTGGCGATAAAACCGAGTCAGTAAAAAATACATTATCCGAATCGATTGATCAAATACAAGAAGGTGCAAGAGATGCAGCAAGCGGAATTACAGAAGGAGCAAATAATGCAGTATCTGGTATCGGAAATGGAATAACCAATATTAACAGCGGTATATCTAATGCAGGAAATAAAATGTCAGAACTAACTGATAATATTAGTAATATGTCGCCTTCTGGTTCTGGTTCTGGTTCTGGTTCTGGTTCTGGTTCTGGTATGCCATCAAGGGGTGGAAGGCTTCGTAGAAAATAAATAGTAAATTATTATATTATTATTAATTATTTATATATATTAATAATAACAACAATAGAATGATTGAGCAATATAAAGTATTATTAGGATTATTCGCAATTATTCTAATATGTTCAGGCAAATTATTAAAAGATTATTTTTATCATAATCATCTTATTGAAGGAATGACTGCTCAAGCCGTTGTAACAAATCCAACGATTCTTTATCGACCGGCTATAAGTGCAACATCTGATCAAACCGGTTCAAGTTTAACCTTTCGCTTTACAACTGCCACATTAATTCCAACGAGTGGAAATTTATCGTTATCTTGTTCAAATAGTCAATTAACTGCTGCAGGTGTAGTATTACCAACAACGGCATCTAGCTATGTTGCAACTGTAACAACTACGACAAATGTAGCCGATAAGCCTATTTCGTCATTTACTGCATCACCGGTAGCCGGAGCTACATCAACGACCGTGACATTTACACCATCGTTTGGTGCAAACGAAGTAACAAGCGCAGTTCAACAAATGTCCGTAGGCACTACTATTCAAATTGTTGTGAGTGGTGTAACAATACGTAAAGCGACAGCCTCTAGCGACAATACAAGCAAAACTATTATATTTACGATAGCTGGAGTAGCTACCGATTCTACTACTGTAAATGTTACTATTGAGCCTCCAAAAGTTATTGGTATCGCCGGATCTTCGTCCAGTACAAGTGATATAGAATCTGCATTAACTGGATTAGACGCAGCTATTACAGCAGATCCAACGAATCAATCGCTAATTAACGCAAAAAGTGCATTAATTCAAATATTGACAGACACATATGGTACTGTCGCCGGAGCAGGAGCAATATTCAATAGTGGTAGCTTATATGATGCACAAAAAACAGCACTCGATTTTATATCGAAAGAAAAAGCACGAACAGATAAAAACGTTCAAATACTCGAAACTGATAACAGTAATAAAAAACGTATGTCGCAAATAAACATGTATTATACTCAAAACTACCAGGCAAATACTGAAATTATGAAGTATATTATTTACATGTCTTTCACATTAATTGTTTTAACACTTTTAAAGACAAAGGATTATATCCCTTCATCTATTGCAACTTTAGGGACAATATTTATTTTAACATTAGGTTCAATCGTTATCGGTAAAAAACTATTTGATATCTTACGCAGAAATGATATGGAATTTGACAAGTACGACTGGACATTTGACCAGGACAAACTTGATAACTCAAAATTAGTACAAACGAACGCAAATCCTGCAGATTTAAGTATGCTTGCAAGTATGAACACTCCTGCACCATGTTATGGCCCAGGTTGCTGTGATTCTGCAGGGACAACTTGGTATGAAAAAGGAAAGAAATGTATGACTACCGCCGCTGCCGCTGCTGCTGTTGCG